GGGGCAGTGATGCCCTTCCCTCCGTCTCCCCGGCGAAGGCAGGCGAGTGGATGAACCGAGAATACGCGCTGCGGTATGCAGCGGCGGGGCTGCGTGTGCACCCGCTCTACGAGGTAGACCCCGTCACGCAGGTATGCGCGTGCCAAGCGGGGGCCGCCTGCCCTGAGAAGCAGCGAGGGAAGCACCCGCGCCTTGGGGCGTGGCAGCAGAAGGCGAGTACGGACCCGGACACCGTGCGCGCGTGGTGGACCAGCTGGCCTCGCGCGGGCGTCGGGCTGGCAACCGGCAGCCTCTCGGGTGTCTGGGTGCTCGACCTCGACGGGCCGGAAGCGGGCGCGTGGTACGAGGGCCAGCTTGCGAAGCACGGACCCTCCCCGACGCTGGGTGTGGAGACGGCGAGGGGCTTCCACATGTACTGGCGCTGGACTGAAGGCGTGGTCGTAAAGAACTCGCAGGGGCTACAGGCGGCGGGCATCAAGTCGGTGGATGTCCGTGGAGACGGTGGGTACGTCTGCGCCCCGCCCACTGTCCATCGGTCGGGCGTGGTCTACTCTTGGCGCACGGAGGCAGGGTTCACGCGCCAGATGGCGCAGGCCCCGGCGTGGTTGCTTGAGCTCGTTAAGGACAGGCCGAAGCCGAAGCGGGAGTTTAAGGCCCCGACGTACGCCGTCACCGAACGCGAGCTGGGTCGCACACTTCGCGCCGCGCTCGACAACGACGCCGGCCTGCGTCAACAGGTCGGACTCGGGCTCGGGGGGACCTACAGACCTGCAAACCGTCCGTACGTCGATGACCTTGTGTGCCCGAAGTGCCGGGCGCGTGAGGTCTGGTTCTACGTGGACGAGGGTCCCGCAGTTTGTCATCATCGCAAATCGTGCGGCTGGGCTGGACCAGTCGACCACCTTCGGAGGCAGTCATGACCGACACCGAGCTCGCCGCTATGGCGGGTATCACCGTGCTCCCGATGTCCCGAGACGTATCTGTCTGGGACATGCTGGACCGCAGCTCAGACAAGTTCGACAATAAGACCGGAGCCATGGTCAAGCCGGGCGAGCCCAAGGGGCACCGCGACAACGTACAGATGATCCTCGCCCACGACCCGTGGTGGGCTGACGCTCTGGCGTACAACACCCTGTCGGAGCGCGTGGAGTGGACCCAGCGCGACGGGACGTTGCTCGTCGTGGAGGACCACCACGAGGCAGAGGTCGGCCTCATGCTCGCGAGACAGTACGGCATCCACGCCAACACGAAGATCGTCAGCGAGGCCGTGTCGTGGGCGGCGCACCGGCACACCTACTCGCCCGTCGCTGACTTCCTCACGGCGCTGGAGTGGGACGGTGTCGAGCGCATCTCCTCGTGGTGCTCGCGCTACCTCGGCGCGCCCGACGACCGCGTCACGCAGGCGATGGGGCGCGCGTGGCTCATTCAAGCGGTCGCGCGGGCGATGACGCCGGGATGCAAGGCCGACACGGTCCTGATTATGCGGGGACCGCAGGGCAGCGGGAAGAGCACATCGCTCTCGATCCTTGGCGGCGATTGGTTCCGCGACACGCCCATCGACCTCGCTAGCAAGGACCGGTTCTCTGCCCTGCAAGGCGCGTGGATCTACGAGCTCGCCGAGCTGGACAGTCTGCGCCGTGCCGAGGCCCAGACGCTGAAGGCGTTCGTGTCCAGCCAGCGGGACAGTTACCGTCCCAGCTACGGACGGAACACGCGCGACGTCCCGCGTACGACGGTCTTTGCCGGCACCACGAACGATGACGAGTTCCTACAGGACGCGACCGGCTCGCGGCGGTGGTGGGTCATCGAGACGACCGCGTGCGATGCGCCGGCACTACGGGAGGACCGCGACCAGCTCTGGGCTGAAGCCGTGCACGTGTACCGCGGGGGGGAGAGCTGGCACCTCGAGCAGGACCTCGAGACCGACCGCGCCATCGTGGCGCAGCAGTACGAGGTCAGCGACCCGCTGGCTGCACCCTTTGAGATCTGGTGCGACAAGCTCCACGACTACACGATCGCCGAGGCGTGGTCTGCGCTGGGACACCTCAACCCTCCCGCGCCTCGGGATGGGCAACGGGTAGGCAAGCTCATCCAGCGCCTCGGGACGCACGAGAAGGCGAAGGTCGCGAGGAACGGAAAGCGCGTCAACGGGTACCGCTTGATCGGGTAGCGCCGCGCTCTGTCCACTGTGTCCACCCTCCGGCCACCGCCTCACTTAAGACGGTGGTCGTTCTACTATGTAGTGTCCGCCTTCCGTGTCCACTGTGTCCACTGTGTCCTCCCTTCTTCCAAGAGTCTAAAGTAAAAGAAAAGAGAGAGAGAGTCTGGCGAGGGTGGTGTCAGCGTGGACAGGGTGGACAGAACGTCAATGAGGCAGGAACGCCCTGCCTTTAATCGTGTCCACTGTTGTGGGCGTAAGGGTGGTCAAGGGTGGACAGGCGAGGCGAGGGTGGTCACACCTTGCGTCTCGGGCGCACACCGATAGGTAGACCATGCACGACGGCTTCGGGAGAGGTCGGCGTGCGTGAGGGAAAGCGTTCCTCCCCTGGCATGGTGCTGGGGGAGGGCGTCCCCCCGCGCAGCCGTGGTGCAAGCACAGGCGCAGACTTGTCTAAGCGGACAAGTCGTGTGTCTGGGGGGATGCATACCCCGACCTACACTCTCTCGGCTTTTTCTCGCTATCCGTCGGATTTGACCTAAAAGGAGGCAGAATGGCCACAAACAAGCGTCCTGCCTACAAGAAGCTCGACGCGCAGCTCGCGCCGACGATGTCCACGATCGAGTATCTGACCTTCAGTCTTGTCCAGCTGGAGCAAGCCGCGCAGGATGCGATCGACTCGCGCTCGTGGCAGGCGTGCTCCGCGCTGAAGCTTCGCGCGCTTCAGACGCGAGTGGACCTCGACGCCGCGACCGAGAAGGCGAACCGGCCCGACGACGCGATGTCGGACGAGCAGCTGCTCGGCATCATTGTGCAGGCGGTGGCGCAGCTGCCCCCGCAACACCTCGAGCGCATCGAGGAAGCGGTAGCCGTGCGCCGACATGGTGCGCGTCCTCGCCTTGTGACCGGGACCGGGGCGTGAACCTATCGGCCCTCGCGCAGTCAGTGGACACGCTGCACCGTCGGACGGTCGCGGACCCGCTGGCCTACTTCCGGCCTACGCCTCCCCAGCTTGCCTTCCTCGAGTGCACCGCGCCCATCGCCCTGGCGCGGTCGGGGAACCAGCTCGGGAAGACGACGATGGGTTTGGTGGACTGCATCTACCGGTGCCTAGGCCAGCATCCCTTTCAGCTCGTGAAGGCGGCTCCGATTGAGGCGTGGGTAGTGGTCGTGTCGTGGGAGCAGTCTCTGTCCATTCAACAGAAGCTATGGGCGTTGCTCCCTAAGAACGAGATCGACCCAGAGACGGAGTACACCCCGGGCCGGGGCCTGCGTGGCAAGGTGCCCTTGGTTCGCTTCCTCAACGGCAGCGTCCTCCGCATCCGAACCGTCAACCAGGGCGCCGCCGCGCTCGCTGGCTCGACAGTGGATTTTATTATGATCGATGAGCCCCCACCGCTGTCGGTGTGGTCGGAGCTGGTCCCGCGCGTGATGCGGAACCGTGGTCGCATCCGGGTGACGCTTACGCCGGTGGGTGCGCCGCTCGGGTGGCTCCGCGAGCTTGTGGAAAAGAAGGTCGTGGTCGACATGCACTTCCCGCTGACGGTGGAGAACACGACGCCCATCGGCGGGCGTGCGCTCCTCGAGGCCGAGGACATCGAGCGCATGGAGTCGCAGATCCTGCCGATGGAGCGTCGCCAGCGCATCCACGGCGATTGGGACGCGGGCTTCAGTGAGGGCCGCATCTTCGCCGGCTTCGATCCGATCGCGCACGTGTCGGACCTCCTCCCCGACGGCGAGTGCCAGGTAGGGATCGGCATCGACCACGGGTCTGAGGGTGGCTCTCAGGTGGCTACGCTCTGTCTGGTGTCGCGTGACGGTGGCGTCGAGGGCAACCCACGGTTCTGCATCCTTGACCAGTGCATCTCCACGGGCGCGACTACGCCAGAGCAAGACGCGCGAGACATCCTCGCGATGCTCCGTAGGAACAACATGCGGATTGAGTCGGTCGACCGGTGGGTCGGGGACCGTAAGCACGGAGGCCGGCGGTGGGGTGGCAAGAAGTCGAACGCTCTCATCATGCAAGGTTTTGAGCGCGAGCTGCGCCTGCCCATCGGCGCCATCCCGTTCCGCATCAACACGGCATGGAAGCCGGCGGGGTCCATCTACGAAGGCGTCCGCATCCTCCACGCCGCGATGATCCGGCACGACTTCACCGTGCATCCCCGGTGTAAGCAGCTGATTGAGGATCTGAAGATGTGGGACGGTGCCGATGACGAGCACAAACACGGGATCGACTCGCTGCGTTACGGGGCGGTGGAGCTCGTGACGCGCAGGCTATACGTGCCCCACCACGTGAGGATCGGAT